TACATTCATTAAAAAGCACTCAGAATATGGGCCAGAGAGTCGTCTGTTCTATGAGTTCGTGAGGATCTAATTATGTGCGATGCAGTAACAGCCAGTGTAGTGATGGGTGTGATGTCAGCAGGTCTAGGCATCATGCAACAACAGGCTCAGACAAGGGCACAGAACGCACAAATAGAATTTCAAAACCTTCAAGCAGAACAAGAATATGAATACAATGTTTTAAGAACAACTGCACAAAGAACAACTGAAGATCAGAAAGAATTACTTCAAGAAGATCTTATTAATCAAAATATATTTCTAGCAAATCAAGCACTTGAAAGTGATGTTGCACAATTAAATCTGGAATTACAACAAGAACAAAAAGCAGCAGGACAATCTAAACGAGAAACAGCAATCGCTGCTTTAGAACAAAAAGGAGAAATAATAGCTCTAGGTAAAGGAGGTAATAGTGTTCTTAATTTGATTGCTGATGTAACGAGGAAACAAGCAGCTTATGATTATGCAACTGATGTGAATTTAGCCTTTACTGGAAAACAAATACAAGAAAGAAAGAGAGGTGCAGGAATAACAGCAGCAGGTCGAAGAGCAAGTCAACAACCATACTGGAAGCAAACATACTTTGATCCTCTTAAACCTATGAAACGACCGAAAGTGAAAGGGCCAGGAATGTTAGGTTTTGCTAGTGCTATTGCTGGTGGTGTATCGACAGGACTCGGCTCATATCCAGGCTTTAAGGAGGCTTACGGTTAATCATGGGACGTTATTCTTCTAACAAAGTTAGCAACAGAGAAAGCAGCAGAACTGCACCTATTGCCACAAATATGGCAACAGCTAATCCTCTTCAATCTTTAGAGATTCAAGCACCAAGGATTCAATCACAAGCTGCACCTGTTAATTCATATATACAAGCAGGTAAACCTTCTCACCCTGGCACACCTATACTTAGTGATCCAGAACTATCACCTGAACCAGCAGAAATTACTGACTTACAAAATATTGCTAATGCTTTTCAGTCGTTAAATACAAACTTGCAGTCATTAGGAAATAATTTTGCTGCTGTTCAAAAAGTTAGAAACGAAGAAAAAAGACTTGATGCTCAGAAGCTTGTTCAACAAGTCGCTCAACATGGAACACCTGGAAAACCTGAAACATTAATCAAGCTACAAAAAGCAGCTAAAACAAGTGCTGCTGCTCAGAAGTTATTAAATAAATACGAGGCAGCAGTTGGAAATCGTTTTATTAAAGAAGCTATTGCTGAACGTCAGTATCTTTTAAATTTATCAGGATCAGAAGAGAAATGGAAAAATATTTCAACAGTTACAAATGATGCAGGAGAACAAATAGATATTAGAGATTTACCTTCAGATGATCCTTTAGTTCAAAGAGCATTAAGTGAAACTCTTTATGGTGATTTAGATGTTGGTAATTTAAGTAATAAAAGTAGAACAAAGTACAATCATTTATCTGTTCAAAAACAAGCTTCTTTATTAGCAGCACATGATAAGAGACATCAAACTCATGTAAAGACAAAGAAGAATGTAGAAGAAATTAATAAGATTAGATCATTAGTTAATACAAAAGAAGCGTCTTCATACGACATACAAATTGCATTACAAGAAGGATTAGAACTTAGATATTTATGGGTAGATGGTGATAGCGGTAAAGGATGGAAAGAAAATTTAGGAGATCAATTAGTAGAGCTTCTTAAAGAATTACCTAGAGATACAGAAGAGCAGATTACTGCTGCTAATGAGATGAGAGATAAAGTAAAACAAGCATACTTAAATCTTGAGACAGGGCCAGCGATTGATTTTAAAGGGCCAAAAGTATATAAAAGAAATAAATTAATTGATACTTTAGAAACTCAAAAGCCAGGAAGTAAGAATGATTTTATGGAAAAGATGGAGAATATAGAAAGTGAACTTGCAGATCAAGAAAACAAAATAGAAGAACAAAAAGGAAAAGATACAGCAAATATAATTTATGACGAGTTCTTTACACCAGAAGCAAGAGAAACCCCAGAGGGTAGAGATGACGCTCTTTTAAAATCTATTGCCAAAATTGATTCAGATATATCTTTAAGTGCAACAGCAAGAGCAGAAGCAAGAGAAATTATAAACAATAGACATAATTCATTCGCAACAGCGTCTAGTATCTTTAGAAAAAATAGAGTCGTTAGTTATACTGAAAATTTCTACGATGCACTAGGCAATGCAGATGAAATGTTAACCTTAAAAAATAATATACTTGACGAAATAAAAAAAGATCCAGGTTCTCGCTCAATGTATAGCGATTTACTTACTAAAGTTAACACTGAAATGAAAGATATTAATGAAGATATTTATACTTTTAATGATGAACAAATAAAAATTATAGAAGACAAAATGACAACTGAAATAACTTCTCCAACGTCATGGGATGGCAATGAACAAACACAACAAGAACTAAATGAAAAAGGAAATGTTATATCTAAAATGAAAAAAGATACATACAACATAGTTAAAGAAGGTAGAAAAGAAAGCCTTTCCGAATCTGCCATAAGAGAAAAACTAACTAAATACTTTGATAAAGATTTCACACAATTTGGATTTAACAAGAAAGCTAAAATTCGTATTGTTAGTTCTGTTGATAAAACATTGACAAGTAGATCTATAGCTAAAAGATTTATAAGAAACAAACCACCTGGCTCTTATCCTGAGTTGGTTATAGATATACAAAATAATCTAATGTATCACCCAGATAAATTAGAAATTATATTAGATAAGTTTTTTGAATCAGGAGGTACAGCATTACCTAAAGATGTTGAACTTTTAATAAGAGGATCAGGTTTAAGTATTGAAGACTTCTTTAAGTACCAATTAAGTTTAGATGAATACAACACACAAAGTAAGAAATATAGAAACAAATGGACAGATCTTAGTGACTCAGATAGAGATTTAATAAGGCAATATAGTTTAAAGTCTATTCCTTCTTTAAGCTCTAAAACTGAACTACAGCCTAAAGTAGTAGTAGCTTCTAATCTCTTTAATAATAATGTTTTTGTTAGACAAGTTAAAGATGAAGCTCTTATCAACGATGATAAAAACAACAAATTAATTAATGAAACATTGATTGCAGGTAATTTGCAAGCTGGAATGTTGGCTGATAATTATGACGGCAAAGGACTTAGTAAAAAAAAAAGCAATTTAAGAACAAAAATTCTTGATACTATTCATAGTGGAGAATCAACAGTAGACAAAATTGGCAAAGGATACGAAGCCTTTAATCAAGGTGGTGCTGATAAAGGGAAAAAAGTCTTAGGGTTTAGTGGTACTTATGGAAACCATCCTGCGAATAAAGGAAAGAAATTAGTCAATATGACAATTCAAGAGATTTTAAATATTCAAGATAGTGGCTACGACACAAAAACTTATCCAATGACAGAAGAAGGTTGGAAAAAATGGTATAAATCTGGAGGTATTCATGCAGCAGGAAGATACCAATTCGTTAATGTCGCCTTAAGAGATGCAATGGAATTAGCAAATATAAAACCCACAGAAAAATTTACCCCTCAGATACAAGACAAATTAGCAATGGCATTACTTTTAAATCGTGGTCAAGACAAGTGGGTAAGTATGCAAGGCAATAAAGAATTACAAAAACTTTTAGAAGAGTTCAACAAGACTGAAGCGAAGGAATCCAGTACCATAGATACATCGTCAGGTTTAGCTTAAAAAAATCATGCCATACGAAACTATTACAGACGAGAATGGTGATGAAATTCGTGTATATAAACGACCTGAACCTTCTGTTGGAGTAGAGGTTTTAGAACCTGAAGACGAAGAACCGTCTGTAGAAGAAAGGTATTGGGGTAATATTCGACAGCCTTCAAAGAATGGATATGTACCAGATTTAGTAGATGGTGCAGACGTAAGGAAACGCTATAAAATTAAAACCAACGAAGACGGAAGCCTTGCTACAGGTGAAGACGGTAAACTGATCTGGGAAGAAAGAAGACCTGGAGTTAGTGATAGACCTGACTATGACAAAAATTTAGCAAGTGGTCGTCATTTCTTAAGCAATACATTCGGAGGTCAATTAGTAGCACCTTTTGTAGAACCTGTTATTGCAGGAACAAAAGAACTTGTTCAATCAGGAGATATTGAACAATCATTGGCTGCTGCTGGTCAAGCCTCTGACGAAGCTTTAGGTGTTAAAGGACAAGAAGTCACAAAGGAAGGAAGAGCAGTAGTTCCAACTGTTTACAGACTTAGTGCAAGTGCAATGAGAAATACATTGCAAGAATTAAACGACAGATTTTTATATGATATTCCTGCCAAGATTGCTGATAATCCATCTAGGGCAACTACTTTTATAGAACCTGATGCTCCTTTTCTTGGAACACAACCACTACCTAGTCTTCCAACTTCAGGGCCAGCAGAAGATTTAATTACAGGTTTAGTACAAGCAGGAATACAGTTACGCTTACTAAGCAAACTTGGGATACCTACTATTCCAGGTACAAAAGGTTTAGTAACTGCACCCTTAAAAGGTCAACTAGGGCAAGGTCTTTTAAAAAGAGGAGCAGGGTTAACTCTTGAAGGTATAGAGTATGGTGCAATTATTGACGGTCTTGGATTTGACCAACACAGTGGAAGGCTTGCTGATCTTTTAAATCATTTCGGATTAAACATAACTCCTCAACTTTTAACAGATCCGAATGATGTTGGACTAGATGGATCTTTTAAAAATATTGCTGATGGTATTATTTATGGTGGCCCACTAGGAGCAGCAATAGGAGGTTCAGGGCAATTAGGTAAAGCTGGAATTAAAAATGCACCAAGGACAGCAGAAGGTTGGTCTAATTTATTAGCAAAAGTTTTTAAAGTAACAAAAGCTAATCAAGATGTAAAAACATCTATAGATATAGAGAAAGGTGAAATTAAAACTTTACCTGAAGGATATAAAGCTTTAACAAAAGAAGAAGCAGTTATAAAAAGAGAAGAAGCTAATCAAGAATTTGATGCTGCTGTCGAAGAAATAAAAGAGATTGATGAAATCAATCAAGTTAATAATGCAAAAGAAGCAGAATTAAAAGCAAAGTTAAAAAGTCTAATCAGCCAAGAACCACAATTACCTAAACCACCAGAAGGCGGCGGTAGATATTGGACAACAGATAAACGTACTGGTGAATCAATCTTAGAAGGAGAAGAAATACCAATAGAAATTAGAGAAGCTTATGAAAATCAATTAAATGTTTATAACAAAGCTATTAATAAATGGGATCAAGAAGTAGATAGATTAGCAAAAGAGATAAAGACATTTGATACTCCTGTAAATAAAGGAAAAATATCTGAGGTATTAAGACAAAATCTAAAGAAGGTAGCACAATCTGATGCTCAAGCTTTAAGAGAAACAGATGAAGTTCTTAAAGAGGCTTCTAAAGCAACAGGAAGAAAAATTCTACCTGGCACTCCTCATCCAAAAATAGAAGGAAAAGTTAGAGGCTATGACGGTAGGTGGGTTACTGAAAAATATTTCAATCAAATTACTGAATCAAGAAAAGGTGCTAATGAAATTAGAAAACAATTCGATCAGCCAGAGGAAGAAGTAACAGAGATTTCTTGGAATGATGCTTTAGGACTAGAAGATGCAGCACCGATTGGTACTAATATTCCAAGAGGAGAGATAGCACAAACAGGTGCAATATTTATTGAAAGAGTTGATAAAGGAACAGGAAACACAGGGCCAATAGCAAAACTTTTCAAACTCCCAAGATCTTACGACTTGGTTGTAATGGAATTGAAAGAATTAAATGCCAAACAATTAAAAGATCTAGGTATTACAAAAGCTGAAATTAAAGAATTGAGTCCAAGAAAAACTATTTCTTTACTAAAGAAAAACTTTGATGATATTCGCAACAAGTTACTTCCTGGTGAATACAGGATGGAAGGATACTCAGCATCAAGACGTAGACTTTTCAAGCAATGGTTTAAAGATGATCCAAATGTCGAATGGGTAGACAGACAAACAGGAGCTATTTCAAGAATAGAAGATGAAATGTCAATACCTTATTTAATAGTTAAAGGAAACACTAACAACCAAGCACCAGTTCAACCCCAAGTCTTACCGCCCTTCCCTGAAATTAATCCTCTAGTAATTGCTCAAAAAATTACAGATAATTTAGACGACATTAAATCAGGAAAAGTAAAAATTGACGACTTACTAGAAAATGATCTGCTTCGATTAATTAGTAGAACAAGACCTGAAGTACCTGGTTCTGGAAAGAAAAGGTATGAACCAAGGCCTACTCCTGAATTTGTCGCTGCCTTAAGAGGATTAGCTGATGCTCTGATGGTTGTTGCTAATAAAGAGAAAAGAACAGGGATGCCAACTTTAGACTTTAAAGATATGCGTAGAATGGTCTTCCGTGACCTACGAGAACAAGGAATAACTGCAAAACAAATAGATCAAATACTACCAAGATTAAGACCACTTCAAGAAGTTAATCAACAGAACGGAAGAGTTATTGTTGATTTAATGACTTTAAATCAAGTAGTAAGAATCCTTGGTAAAGAATCTGGTATTTATGCAAATCAATGGAAAAACCATAGAACTGGAATAGCGATTGCAGCCGATGAAAAAGCATTATTGCAAGACGGTCTTTCAGTTATTAATGAATTTATGAAAGGGGCACAAGCCTATGAAACAGTTGGAAGAGGTGATAGCCAGAGACTTGCATCCAGACAAATCAATGGCACTGTTACATTCGGAAATGCTTCTGTTCTTGCTGACACTATTAAATTATTTCACCCTGCCGATGGAAAGCTATACAAAAATGTTATAGAAAAAGGATTTAAGTTAACTCCTGCAAGTAAAAATACATTAGTAGGAGAAGGTGTTTACTTTAAAAGTACAAATGAAAATGTCGGAACACAGCCACTTTCAGGAGATACTTTAAGTAATAAAGATAGTCAGATCTTTGATTATCAATCAGCAGGATTTCATATAGGAGAAATCACAGAAAAGGCAGGACTTGGTTATCTAGGCACAGCAGCAGGTCATCCAAAACTAACAATAGAACAACAAGGACTTTTAAGAGAATATTTAATAGATGAAGGATTTACTGGAATACGTTTTGCCGATCAAGAGACAGTTGTTATTTTTAATGTAGAAGAAGCAAATAAAATAGTTGGATCTAAAGTTGCTCCAGAATCTTTATCTCCTAGTCGAAGTGTTATAGATGAAATTAATAACACAATGGAAAAAGGAAAACAATTAATTAATGACTTATCTGATCCTCAAATAAAAGCAGAACTTGATTCTGATGCACCATTAAGTGAATCAACAAGACAATGGGCTGATGCAACTTTCAACTCATTTGCTAATTATAGAAGTGAAGATTTTGCTGCTCATGTTGACTTTGCAAAATCAATTTCAAAAGCCAATATGTATAGTTTGACAAGAGATATGATGTTATCTTATTACTCTGGAAGTTTATTATTCTCACCTTCTACCATGACAACAATGGTATTAGGTGGAGCATATAAAAGTGCAACATTACCAATAGATATTGCATTAGGAGCTTATATTCATGGATTAGGAACATACGCTAAAGGAATAGTCCAAGGGTCTGATGCAACAATTAAAAGGGCTAGACGTATTATTAGAAGAGGTAATAAATCATGGCAACTATATAATCAATACAGAGCAGAACATAATGCAGGACTTGAATTAGCAAGAATGGCTTTTGATGATGGTGTTTCTTATAACGCTTCTAATAGATCTTATGTCGAACATATAAAAGAATCAATGGATAATGATGGAGTTTTAAGACTAGGACAAGAACAAGGTTCAGCACCTAAACCTATAACAAAAAAAGTAGGTTCAATGACATTTACAATGAGAGAAAGCACTCTTGATAATCCTGGTGTCTTAGATCCTAATAATAAAAATTGGTTGGCAACTGCCTTAAGATTTATATGGAAAACAAATAACATGTCGCTTAAAGGAGCGATGTCTATTGATACTTATTTTGGAACTATTGTTGGAAAAGCTAGTGAATTTAATCGACTATATTTAGAAGAATTAGAAAAAGCAGAAGACTTAGGTTATAAGTGGGATAGTTTAGAAATTGCAGACTATGCGACAAAAAATGCTGCTGAAAGATTGCGTGAAATTAGTCAAGATGTTTTAAGAAAAGATGGAAGCATTATGGAAAATGGAATTTTAAAAAGTGAAACTGCTAAAAATGTAACTAACTGGGTAAATTATACTTCTGATTTATGGGCAACACCTGAAGCTAGAACTTTAGTAGGAGGAGAAAGATTAGCTAGAGACAAAGGTATTACAGATCCTAAAGAGATTGAAGAGTTTGCAAGTAACTGGGCTTCTGAACAAACAGAAATCCCAAGAATATCAAGAGGAATTGCAGGGATAGGAAATGCTTGGCAAAAAGCTATTACACATTCACCAGAGTTAAGAACACTTCAAATGTTTAATCGTGCCCCTGTTAATGTAATTAAAGACGTACAAAGAGGATCACCTTTATTCTGGGCAGATGATAACTTTTGGAAGAATATTAACAGTGAAGATCCACAAACTAGATATAGAACAACAGGTGAAGTTGCAAAAGGTACATTAATAGCCTCAATCGGTATTGGACTAATGCAAACTGGTCTATTCAAGTGCTATGGGCCAGGGCCATTAAACCCAATAGATAATAAAAACTGGAGAGAAGTTAATAGAATACCTGGCCCTTTCTCTTGTAAGATGAGAAATCCAGCAACAGGTGATTGGTTCCCTGCTGTTAGCTTAGAAAGATTAGATCAAATTGGAATTATCCTTGGCTTCTTAGGTGAGTATTACGAACTAGCTCCTCAAGTATCAGATGACCAAGCACAATCATTAGCTAGTGCAACTGTTATAGGAATAGCAAATGCAACAGTAACAACAGGAGGAGGAGTTATAGATAAAGCAATGTTCCAAGGTTGGAGTAGCTTGAAAAAGATCCTTACTGGTCTTGCTATGCCAGTTGATCCAACAGGAGACAGAATAAATCCAGCCGCTAGATGGGTTCAAGATACCGCAGCTAAAATGATTATTCCGTATGGAGGAATGTTAAGACTGAGCAGAAAAGGATTTGACAATCAAGTTCGATCTATTCCTGCTAGTAATCCATTGAATGAAACATTTAATCGTATTAAAAATCAGGTAACTGGTTATTCAGAAGAACTTCCTAATAGATTGGAATCAGTAGGAGCAAGACCACAGACTTACGCTAAGTCTCTTTTTTCACCACTCTTTCCAAAAGAATCTGCATGGTTAACAAATGCTCTTGATCCTAGTAATGCTTTTCCTTATAAGTCTAGTTCTCCTGTATATGATGTATTGGCAAGTTTAGATAGAAGAGGTAAATCATTTAGATTCTTCCCTGCAAATACTTTCTCAAGTAAATATGGAGATAAATATTTATTAACTTATGAGCAACAAAATCTACTTAAAAGGATAGGAAACGAAGTGATACCAAAGGGATATAGTAATACTTTTGAAAGAACATTAGAAGATGAATTTACAAATCCTAAGAGTCGTTTTAATCAATTATCAAGAGAGCTAGGAAGTGGAACAAGAAAAGATAGTGCTGCTGCTGAATATGTTCGGACAATTTACAATGCCTATATAACGGAAGCTAAGAAGGTCTTTCTTCAGTTCCCTGAAAATGCAATATGGGCAGCAGAATTTGAATTAATAGACAATAGAAATAAAAAGATTAGGAACTCTTTGGATCCTAAGTCTACAATTAGATCATTCGAGGGTTCAATCAATTACTAAGCCATGAGTTACACAGTCGGATCAACGAGAGTAATCAACACTACTTCAGCTAGTGGAACTACTGATTTTACTTTTACCTTCCCCTATATCAAAGAAGCACACATTGAAGTTTATAAGGATTACACCAAGTTAGACCAAGGGACAGGAGCAGGTGAGTATCAAGTTATAACTAACGTATCTCCTAAGCTTATACGACTGGGAACAGCAACAGGAACAGCAAATGTAAGGGTAGAAATAAGAAGAAACTCATCTCTAGATACTCCTCTTGTCGATTATGCAGATGGTTCAACCCTTACTGCTAACGACTTAGATACAAGTGCATTACAGAGTTTATATATTGACCAAGAGCTAAAAGATAGTCAGTTCCAAACTGTAACGACTTCAGAATCTACAGGTCTACCAAGCTTAGGAAATAAAAGATTAACAGAAGTAGCTGATCCAACAGCAGCGCAAGATGCAGCAACTAAGAATTATGTAGACACACAAGATGCTCTACAAGTCACAAAAGCTGGTGACGCGATGACGGGCATATTGGCAATGGGTACAAATAAAGTTACAGGAGTAGGAGATCCAACAGCAGCACAAGATGCAGCTACCAAAAACTATGTAGATACCAAGGTTTTTAGTAGTGGGCAATTAACAAACGTCGTTGTTACAACTACAAATATTACAGATGGAACAATTGTTGCAGGAGATCTAGCAACAGGCACTTTAGATAGTCGTTATTACACAGAAACAGAGTTAGATGCAGGTCAACTGGATAATAGGTATTACACAGAAACTGAATTAAATGCTGGTCAATTAGATAACAGATATTTTACAGAGACTGAATTAACAGGAGGTGCTTTAGATGGAAGATATTTTACAGAAACTGAAGCAGATGCTCGTTATTTCAATATTAGTAGCGGAGAGACTATTAAAGATGGTGATGTCTTCCCAGATAACGACACAACAATTGCAACTACAGCAGCTATCAATGACAGAATTATTGATCTAGTTGATGACGTTGGTGGTTTTGTACCTATAGCAAATGAGACAAGTTTCCCTACTACAAACCCTGATGCAGAGAACGGAACTGGAACTTTAGTCAGTATCAAGGAATTTGCTTCTTCTCATACTCCTTCTGGTGGTAGCGTTACTATCGCTAATGGTGCAGGATCAGGTAATACAGTAACTATTACAGGTTGCGGATCAACAGTCTTAGCTGCTGGTTTCGGTGGAATTGTCGAAACAACATCAACACTTCATACCTATACATTCCATCGTTTATCTCCTAAAGCAACAGAAGTAACTACGGTTGCTGGTATCTCAGGAAATATAACTACAGTCGCTGGTATCTCTGCGAACGTCACTACAGTCGCTGGTATTTCAACTGACGTAACTACTGTTGCTACTAACAATACAAACGTTACTAATGTCGGAGGTTCGATAGCAAATGTTAATACAGTTGCAGGCAACCTAACTAACGTTAATAATTTTGCTGATTTATATCAAATAGCATCCTCTGATCCAAGTACAGACGGTGGAGGTAACGCACTATCTGATGGAGATTTATACTTCAATAGCTCTGGTAATGAGCTAAGAGTTTATAACGGCAGTGCTTGGCAAGGTGGTGTAACAGCTACAGGAAACTTAGTTAGTAAAGCTGATATAGGTGGTACAACGGCAATGCCAGGAGGTAACGGTAGCGCAGGTCAGTACTTGAAAACTGATGGAAGTGGAAGTTTAAGTTGGGCTAGTATTGCATCAGATAAAATTGAAGAAGGCGATAGTTCTGTCGAAGTTACAGATACTGGTACAGACGGAAAATTAGAAATTAAAACTCAAAACCTTTTAAGGATGAGTTATGACGATACAGGCTCAGGAAGTTATTGGGGACGATTAAATCTATGGGGAACTGCTCAAGGTGGTGAAGGTGCTGAAGTTAGGTTCTATCACGGGGGAAATGATTACTACACAGCTTTTAAAACTACTTATAGCGGTGTAACTGCAAACGCTAGCTTCATAATTCCTGACTCTCCTCCTGCTGAAGATCAGAACCTTACCTGCTCAGCAGGTGGACTGCTTCATTTCTCCAGCTATTTGCATTCGACTCAATGTTCAAAAAACTTCACCTTCATGGGTGTTAGTGCAAATAACCCTGAATTACGATTTAGTGAAAAACAAGCCAATGGAGCAAATTATATAGGCTTCAAAGCAGCAGATTCCTTAGCCGCTAACGTTACATTCACCTTGCCTGTTGGAGATGGTAGTGCGAATCAGTATTTACAAACTGATGGAAGTGGAACTTTAAGTTGGTCAACTGTCAGCTCAGTACCAACAACAATTACAGTTGCAGATGAATCTACAGATACCTCTTGTAATGTTGCGTTCTTCACTGGTGAGACAGGAGATTTAGCTCCTAAGACAGGAACGAATTTAACTTTTAATTCTAGTACGGGAGACCTTACAGCAACGAAATTCACTGATGATAAAGGTGAATTAAGATCAATACCATTTAGTGATCAAACAGCAGGAGCTTATACATTAGTAGCTGCAGATGCTGGTAAATGTATTGGTGTAGATGCTAGTGGAGTCACTATTCCAAACTCAGTAATGGCAGCAGGAGATGCAGTAACTCTTATCAATACAAGTGGAAGTAACTGTACAATTACTGCTAGTGTTGGAACACTTTATAATTCAGCAGATGCGACAACAGGGAATAGAACCCTTGCTGGTAGAGGTATGGCAACTATCTACTTCAAAACTGCTACAGAAGCCTATATTGGTGGAGGTGGAATAAGCTAATGGGAATACAACAAATGCTATTAGGGGCTGGGGCTGCAGTAGCTGCAGAAGGAGACGCCTTCTTTTATAAAAATGCACAGAATGAGTCTGATATTCAAAGTATTGATGGCTATACAGGATATAACACTTGGACAGATGCCTCTACCAATGGGTCTGTTGAGGTCTCTTGGACGGTCCCCGCTGGAGTCACTTCAATCTCAATTGTTTGTATTGGTTCTGGATATGGCAGGCATTCAAGCGGTAGTTATCATCAATTAGGGGGGGCGGGGGCGCTTGCATATCGTTCAAATATAGCTGTAACTCCTGGGGAGACCTTATACGTGTTCGCAGGACATAAGAGAGAAGGGATTATGGCTAATGGTAATACTTTTATGAATGGCTTAACTTCCGGTGGTGGTACGCAAGGAACTGGCGGCTGGGAATTTAGTCAGAACTCTTGGGTTAGGCGTGCCCCTCCTGCGGGAGAAACGGTTATAGATAATTATCTTTTATGGGCTAGAGGTGGTCATAAGGGGACGGGAGGTAATGCAGTAATGCAGCATCCAGCCTCTGAAAGTTCTGTTAGTCGCGGCGGTTATGGTGGAGACGGGGGTACAACTATACTAACTGGCTGGGATTGGTTCACTCTTATATTTAATTGGGGCGGTGGCGGTGGCGCTGGCGGGTACCACACAAACGTGGGTTTCTATGGGGATCATACTGGTACTGGTGGTGATGGTGGCGATCTTGACGTAAATCATGCTTCTTCCGACGCCACTGTCCCTACAGATCATCAGGGGAATGCTGGCGGGGGTGCCGGGGGTTCTGGTGGCGCCCATTGCGTCTTAAGGCTTCCTTGTTATTCTCACTCAGGACACGGGGGTAGTACTTATGTCTTTGGTAAGGGAGACACTGGAGCCGCTACGGGTTCACATACGACAGGCAGTAATGCTAGTTCGACTACTGCACTTGATGGAAAAGACGGTAGCTATACTGGGACTGGATCGTCAGCGACTCTACCTTCTTCATGGGGAAAAGGTGGTGGTGGTTCGAATTATCAAAAAGACGTTGAATTTGCTGGTATCGTTCGTATAGTTTGGCCAGGAGATGACAGACAATTTCCTAATACAAATGTTGGCTACCCAGGAACTTAATGGGATTATCTGAGACACAAAAGACAAAAATTATTAATGCCCATAAAACAGGTATTACAGCGGAGGAAATTGATACTTTATATGCAAAATGGGAAGGTTGGATGGATTGGGCTAAAACCAATAAAACCTTTCCATCACAAGAAGACGAAGATTACGCAGATGATATTTGGGCAAAGATTAACGGTAATGAGGGCTATTGGCCAGAGAATGACGGGAGATAATTTTTTATCTGTTGCCTGATAATGCTTTGATTGTTTCTTGTTGAAATGTTCTAGTTCTTATTAGTTCTTGCATAAAAAACAAAGGCATTACACAGATAAATGTCATAAAAAAAGCTAAAAATATTCCTCTGAAAATTGATCTATTGATCGACTCCCACATGACAAAGGGGTTTTAATACGTCTTCATAGTAGCTAAGATTTTGTTCAAAGCTTTACTTTTATGGTTAGGAAAGTACTAGACGGGTTTACGATTGCCACCTTTCTTATTGTCGTTGGTGGTTCTGTTACTGTTTATTTTCAACGTGGAAATATCATGAAAGGAGTAATGGAACAGGTCACAGAGAAATTACCTGAGTTAATACAAGGATCAATGCCAAAGGTAGAAATACCAAAAATAACAGGCCCTGTGATGCCTTTTTAATGTTTAAATCTACATCACAATTAATCGCTATTATTCTTGGCGTTGGAATGGTTGGGCAGAATTTCTTTGTCTTAAATATGCTTAGCAAGCGTGATTCAGATATGCCAAATATTGCACAATTGCCCAATACTGACTTTTCAAGTTTTTCGATGCGATCAGATAAGACAAAAGACGGGCACTCATGGTCTATTGCACAAAATCAACATTCACCAAAAACACTCCTTGAATATCGAGATATAAAAGAAGAAAAGCCAACTTTTAGCGGCAAGATGAAAAAATCAGATTCATATATACATAGGGAAACAGTTGCTTATGCCTATAGACCAATTGTTCAAGAAGGATCTAAAGGCTTAACAGAACAAGAGCAAAGGTGTTTAGAACTTGGTTTAACGGGTAAGGCTAATGGGAAAATTGTTGGGGCTGGTGTTGGGGCTGCTACTGCTCCAGCTATAAGTCATGTTCCTATTATTGGTCCTGTTTTTGCAGCGCTTTTCTTTTCTGAGGCAACAAGAACAGCGGGAAACCTAGGAAGTGACGTGTCTCAGCAGTGGAATGATTGCTAAGTGGATGAGATACCAGATATACAAGTCGATACTATTTCTATTCCTGATAATTTTATCGACACAATTTCTCCGAACATTCCCAATGTTCAACCCATAACTCTTACCCTAGAACAACCTAATTTAATATTTGAAATCCCTGGTTGTGTAGAAGCAAATCCAGATTCAGGTAACAATAAAAATTTAAATTCAGTCGATGACCGAGGACTTAAGGTATTTTGTGATGCAGGGATGCCTTCATTCAATCCCCTTGTCTTTACACCAGAAGACATAGAGCCAACTCCTGAACCCACCACACCAAAAATTAATTCTGCTAAACAAAAAGAAGAGAAGAAAGAATCTAATTCGACAGAAACAAACAATAACCCACCACCTCCACCACAAAGTCCTTTAGTTCCTAAAATCCTTCCTTGCCCTAGACCTGATGATTTACCAGTAGGAGCAATTGGGAAATACGGAACAAAAATAATTCGGGGGTACAAACGAGATGGAAATCAATGCAAAGTCTTATACGAAGAAAGAGCTTTACTGGAAGTTGTTAACACTTACACTCCACCACCAACGACACTACTTAATACAAGTGCGATAGCTATTACTTCAGTTATTGGTGTGACTGTCTTAGGTCAACCACTAGCAAAGATGTTCCAAAAACAAATTAGAGGTCAAGTTAAATCTTTTTCTAAGAAAATCACAAAGAAAATTCTTGCTATTCGGGGGAAGAAACCGAAGGTGTTATCACTTCGTGAACGCCAAGTGGAGCAGAGGAGTCTGAAGAAATAGAATGAATATGAGGTATTGGTTCTTCTTTGTAGGGAGTCGTTAAAATATCAGCACAGATAGTATACGAAGGACTATCAGGATGAAAGTTAATTCCTTGAGCTTTAAATTTGCTGCACTCACGAAGTCTCGCAATTTCAAAATCAAGCCTCTTATTGGCCAAGACTTGCTGTTGTATTTTCTCTTGGGTTGTAGCGGCAGATAAACAACGAGTCGTGAATCTTTTATCCAATGGGACTGAAAGCGTCGCTGAGAGACCTCCTGTGATGCTTGTAGAGTCCTTCTGTCCTGTTCTTACATCCTTGAAATATAAAACATGACCTGGATTATCAATAACGCCATCACCATCTACATCAGTTGTGTCATAAACAGGGTCTTGGTAAAAACTTTCGTAGGGACGCTTAAGAGATAAAGCACCTGTGATGAATGGTGTAATGCTTAATGTAGTTCCTTGGCACTGTATTCCGTTGCCGTATGTATTGGTATGGAATGGTCCTTGTAAGACCTGTACTCCTTGGTTGATAACGCTTCCACTAGAGGAAGCATTAGGAGCAGCGGTAGCACTAACCCCACCGACATCACCAGACTTAGCAGGCAAACAGAGATTAAACGATAATAATCCATAAACTATTGTTGGAAGATACTTGTTGTATCGGTAATACTTGTTTGATCGGTTGTTCTTTGGATGATTGTTTGATTTGAAACCCCAGGAGCAGCGTATGTTTCGGTGAATTGAAAGGCCGAACCTGGTATTTCCAACTCCCAATTTGGTTTGTTGGAATGATCTAAGCCAACCCATGTGTAAGTAATGCCATCAGTGGTTTGAGAAGGAGCTGCAATGGTTGTTGGAGAAACAGATGAACCGGAATGCTTCATATTTGTACCCGTAACCGTGTACTGCCAACCTGTATTTATGTCTATTGAGTTAATTGTCTCCGTGATTTTCGTAACTGTTTCAGTGTTTGTGGTTTGCGTACCTTGTGTGAATTGAGGTACAACTGGTACGGCTTGTACAGCAGGGCCAAGCAGAAATAACAAAGATAAAAAGGTAAACACAGGAGTATTTTCACTTGATTGTGAGTTCATTTGTTACTTGGCCTACAGCCGTAGTATTCGCACCACCTGCTGTAACAGTAACGACACCAGAACTTAATACAGTACCTGCTAAAGTTCCTGCTACACCACCTGAAATCGTGGTTGTGTTACCGAAAACAGGCATATCAGCCACTACACCGCTACTCACGTCAACACCGCTTCCTATTGCTGGTATAGCGTCGCCTTGCTGCCAAGAAGTACTTAGCGAAAATGCTGATCCTGCCGTGTTTATTTCGTACGTTCCAACATCAAGCGTAGCAGCGGCTGTAGCTGATCCAGCCGTAAGCTTGCCGATATGCTCTCCAGTAGAAACCTTGATATTAGTTCCCGACACTGCGTAAGTTGACGGAACTCTAATTGCATTGGTACTACTAGCTCCAACTGTTAGAGAAGTGGAACTAGAAAGCTTGGATGTAATCTCTGCTTGGCAGGGAGAAGCCAATAAAAACAGGATTAATAGCTTCTTCATGTCAATTTACCTGTCTGTGGATCTACTTCTTTACCAGAAATAGGATCAACACGTGGTTTATCTGGTATTAATTTTACCGGAGTTTCAATTCTTACAATGGTATAAGGGACACCATTAGCAAATCCCCCTGCTGCTTCTGCTTTTTTCTTCTCTTCATCCTGTGCTTTATACGTTCCATCTCCTCTTTTCTTTGCTGTCTCTAATCCAAAACTAGCTAAGGCTCCCGTGAAGACACTGGCGATAAAAGTCGGATCTATACGTTCTTGCTCTCCTAGTCCAGGGATTGTTACATAATTCAACGTCAATATAAATCCCGACCAAACAACGACACCTAATCGAACAAAAGTACTAAGAACTTGCAGTTGTTCTTGCTGATCGTCTAATCCTTCTTTTAATTTTTGCAAAGGATTCTTTTTTTTAGGCTCATTTACTTTCTTTTCTTCCATAGAAATCAGTGGTAGGCCGTCCTACACTAGACACAATTTGTTATTTTGAACAGTGGCAGAGATTACAGCAGCAATCATTGGTGCAACAGCCAGCGTTGT